GCAGAAGCCGATTTGCTTGCCGTCGAACATGACGGGCAGTCCGTCGCTTCCGAAAAAGCGCCCGTCGCTTTTGTTGGTGAGCGCGGACGCTACCTGCCTAAGCAATTCAGCGATCTCTGGCATTGTGCTTCCGGTGTCTCGCGGCAGGGTTTCGTCATTAATGGCGATTACGAAATTTACGGTCATCGTTCGTCTCCATGGTTTCGGCTTAACGAGCCATCATTACGCGCTCTGCCGCCTCGATGGCCGCCTGAGCGGCGCGGATGTTGGCCTTTACCTCCTCGCACTTTGCGACAAACGCTGCGATCGGGTCCGGCCTTGCCATCAGCGCATTGAATTTAGCTAGCTGTTTGGGCGTCATCTCAGTGTCCTTTGCCGTGGTTCTTGCCGCCGCAGCTGCACTCACAGCGCATCGTGCGGCCGGTTGCGTGAATGCAACGATCGTCGCACTCGTGCTTAGAAGGCGACGATTTGTATTCGATCGTGCGGTCTACCTTGACCCACGAGCGGGTAGTCTCGTGCCACCCGAATGATCCGCCCAGCGCCTTGCCACGGTGATCAATGCGATTGCTGTCGAGACGCACCGTCTCGCCGTTCACTTCTGCGAAGTAGCGATAATTTGCCATCGTGCTCTCCGGGTTTCGGCTTAACGAGCCAATCAACAGGCGCGGCGCATTACCGCGCGACCCTTGCGGGAGGGGCTTAAAGCCCCTCGACCGCTTCGGCCTCTGTCGAGGCCTGGCGAATGACATCCGGTCGCCCGGTGCCATCGTCCGTGTGGGCGTCCCACACGAACCATTCTATCGCGTCGCCACGCGTGTGGACCGGCGCAACCGCATAGCGGCTGTAGTCGCCGAAGAGCCGCTTTGGGGCGGCTAGTTGACCCTTGCGGGCCGGATCGTTGAGAAGAGCCATGGTGGCCTCCTAAAAAGGGTTGATGTTCATCACTAGGTTTTTGCTGGCGTACCGTCTTTCTCGGTCCTCGGTCCGGGCCTTCCACCGGGCTGGCGTGTGTTCGTTTCTGATGATTGGAATATGGCACCTTGCTATACCCCCGTCAAGGGCTATTTGGCGTATTGACGAATTATTTTTTGCTGCTACACTCTCCTCATGAGACAGCAGACGGTAGGGCCCGCGCTCCGGAAGGCGAGACTCACGGCTAATCTCCCCCAACAGGAGATCGCCGCGCGCCTGGGCATCTCTAAGGCATTCCTCAATGACATTGAGAGCGGCCGCCGGCCGCTGCCGGAAGAATACTATCGGGCGCTCCCTGAGCCGCTTCGTGATGCCGTCGTCGACGCCGCGGTCCGCGAGCTGATGGATCGGGTCAGGCGACTCGCTCGGATCGGTAAGGAGCCTAAGGATGGCGGAACCGGCTGCTAACGACTTCTCATCGATTCGCGCCTCGATGTTGCGCATCAAAGGCGAGCGGCAAGGCTGCAATCTAAGGAAGGGTCTGCTGTCGGCCGATTGCTGGTGCTACCACGCAGGCAGCAACGGCGAGACTCTACCGTGCCCACCCCCCGATCCGGGAGAAACACCCTCGTCGGGCTGGGATTCCTGCGGCTGAGCGGCCTATTTTTCCCGGCTATGTGCGCGCGCGCGCGCGAGGGGTTGGTGATGACAGCTCGAGCACCTTTAGAGTCTTATGATCGGGCAATTAAAAGCGCGGAAGCATCAAAAGAAGCGAGCCTAGGAGAGGACGCCGCCGAATTAGCGGCTGGCGTCGCGTATGTTACAGTGTTGTGGTGTTATGAGCACAGAAATGGATTTATCTCAGCAGCAAACGTCTGTGCGTGTGCATTTTTCCTGGCGTTAGCGCTGCTAGCTGCCGGGGTCTTGTAGTATGAGCCGCCCGATGGCGGGGGAATGAATGGAAGAGTTTCTTGAAACGCTCGTCTTCGTCGGCGGCATTCTGGGAATCGGTATTTGCGTGATCGGAATAGTGTTCTGTGTCGTTTTTCTGATTAAGTTATAGCCCATGCCGGTTGGTATCACATGATCAGACTTGAGCCAGGCCCCGCATGGATCCCGGCGTCGCCGGCGATGCTGGAGACCCTGAAGGTGTTTCCTGAGTGCCAATCCACATGGGATGTCCCGGCCGGTTACGTCTGGCAGGCCGCAACCATAGGTACGGGTGCCGGGTGGGTCCGCCCTAAGGGGGCTTGGCGAGGGTGAACCTGGCCGACAAGATCGTCATGCGCCGCATCGACGAGCTGATTCCCTACGCGAGCAACCCGCGGACCCATTCTGACGCTCAAATCGCCCAAATAGCGGCCAGTATCAGGGAATTCGGTTTCACGAACCCTGTTTTGGTCGATGCGGAACAGGGAATTATAGCCGGTCATGGTCGGGTTTTGGGTGCTCGCAAGCTCGGAATGACCCTGATCCCCACGATTGAGCTCGCTTACCTCACCGTAAACCAGCGCCAAGCCTACATTATCGCCGACAACAAGCTGGCGGAGAACGCCGGCTGGGATCCGGAGATGCTCCGGCTTGAGCTTGGCGACCTGAAGCTCGCTGGCTTCGATCTGTCGCTTACGGGCTTCGGCGAACTAGAACTCGCATCGCTCCTCGCGGACAAGACCGAGGAACTGACGGATCCCGACGACACGCCAGCGCCGCCTGAGCACCCGGTGTCCCAGGCTGGCGATTTATGGCTATTAGGTCAGCACCGAATCTACTGCGGAGACAGCTGTCTAATCCTTCCCACACTAGGATCTGTTAATGCCGTCGTTACCGACCCACCTTACGGGATAAATACCAAATCTGACGGTGGCGGGAAACTGAGTCCGTGGGCGGATCTCTGTAACTCTTCCCTCTGGTACATAGAATGGCTCGGGATGTGTCGCTCGCTTCTAAAGAGCGGCGGCCCACTTTGGACCTTCCTAAACTGGCGAAGCATCGTAACTTTTCAAAAGGCAGCCTGCGACTTAGGGTGGTCGATTGAAAGTTTGCTGGTGTGGGATAAGTGTTGGATTGGTCCCGGTGGAATGCGTGGGCTTCGCCCGAGCTACGAACTGGTAGCGCTTTTCATAGCTGGAAGTTTTCGGATTAAGGATCGCGGACTAGCAGACATACAGAGATGGCAAGTCGGCAGTCACAAACCGAACGGGCATCCCGCCGAAAAGCCCCTCGAAGCTCTTTTGTGGCTCGTAGAAAACTCTGGATCAGGGACTATTCTTGATCCGTTTATGGGCGCGGGAACCACCTGTATTGCGGCCGAGAAACTAGGGCGGCATTTTATTGGAATCGAGATTGAGCCACGCTATGTCGATGTCTCTGTGGCGCGATGGCAGAACGTAGCAGGCAAACAAGCTACATTGGACAATGACGGACGAACCTTCGAAGAAATCGCCGCCGCACGCGCTGGAGCCGTGGCAGCTTGAAGACGCTCTCGCGTCCTGGGAATTCATCATAAAAGAAGCCCGCAGGCGACACCTCGCCGGCGAGCCTTCGATGGAGTTCTTCACGCGGCATTTTGAGGATGAGTAATTAATGGGAGGCCGGCCGCCGTTTAAACCAACCGACGAGCAGCGCGAGAACGTAAGCGCGATGGTCGGCTACGGTTTGTCGCTGGAAAAGATCTGCCGGCTAATTCGTAATCCGCAGACCGGCAAGCCCGTCGATGAGAAGACGCTACGGAAAGCGTTTCCGCTCGAGATTGACACCGGCCGCGTAACCGTCGAGGCCCTAGTCAGCGGCTTCATCATTAATTCGATTCTGGGCCGCAAAGGCGGCATTGCCAATGAGACCGCGCGAGCTGGCTTAGCGCAATTCTTCGCGAAGGCGCAGTTGGGCTGGAGGGAGACGACCGTCAATCAGCATGAAGGCGTCAAAGGCGGCGAACCCATCGTCATCAAGATCATTGGTGATTCCGCCCGGCTTTGAGTCCGCTAAGGATCCAGCCAAACCATCTAATCAAAAGCAGCTAGACAGCATTCACCTTCTCGCTGGACCGCAGCGACATACCCTCCTTTACGGGGGCGGACGGTCTGGAAAAACTTATCTATTCTGCTATGCCATCATGACGCGCGCTCTCCTGGCGCCAGGCTCGCGACACGCCATTCTGCGTTTCCGCGCCAATGCGGCACGAGCCTCGATATGGCTCGACACGCTGCCAAAGATGGCGCGGCTCTGTTATCCAGACGCGACCCTCGTCGACAAACGCAGCGACGGCTACGTCGAGATCCATCCTGGCCTCTCGCAAATCTGGATAGGCGGACTGGACGAGAAAGAGCGGGTTGAGAAGATCCTCGGTCAGGAGTTCAGCACTATCTATTTTAATGAATGTTCGCAGATTCCCTATTCATCAATAACCGTCGCCCTAACGCGATTGGCAGAGACGCATCCCGCCGTGATCCAGCGGGCTTACTACGATTTAAACCCGGTCGGAACTCGGCATTGGACACACATTCGATTCGTCCAAGGGCGAGATCCAATCACACTGCAACCGACCCGAGACCCGGATCAATACAGATGTGACTACATCAATCCCGGTGATAACGCAGAGAATCTTTCTGCGCAAATGCTCACCGAGTATGACGCCCTGCCAGAGCGCCTACGCAAGCGATTCTACGAGGGCATATATCAGACCGAGGTCGACGGCGCGCTGTGGACTTTTGAGACCATTGAGCATGCGCGCTGCACGCCAGCAGATGTGCCGGCCACGCTAAAGCGAGTCGTCGTTGCGGTCGACCCATCGGGCACAAGGGGCGATGAAGACGAGCGCTCCGACAATATCGGCATCGTCGTCGTCGGCCTGAGCATGGACGACACGGCCTATGTGCTGGCCGATCGTACCTGTAACTTACCGCCCGAGGGTTGGGCTCGCGTCGCGGTAAACGCCTATCATGAATACAAGGCCGATCGCATCGTCGCCGAGCAGAACTACGGCGGCGATATGGTACGCGCGGTGCTGCACACCGTTGACCGGAATGTGTCCGTGCAAGTGGTTACCGCATCTCGCGGCAAAGCGGTGCGCGCTGAGCCGGTCTCAGCTCTTTACGGTTTTGAACGCGACGGAATCTGGCAGAAGGACCAGGTCCGCCATGCAGGGCATTTCCCGATATTAGAAGATCAGATGCTCAATTTCTCGACGGCCGGCTATTTGGGTGATCGGTCGCCAGATAACTGCGACGCGCTTATTTGGGCACTAACCGACCTCCTGGTCGAGCCGATGCCCAATTCCGGGATCTTCGAGCTGTATCGCGAGCAGGCCCGCAAGCTGGCTGAGGCCAACGTAAGGATAGCGCCCACCCCGAGCTACGCGCCTGGCTCGGTCGAATATGAACAGCAACAGCGGGACATCGAGCGCAATCCGGCGCTTTGACAACTCGAGCCTTGAAACAGAGTCAGGCGTTGCGCTATATTGCTCGTGCGTACCAACGCGAGTCGGGCGCCCACATCGCCAGGCTTCGGCTGGTGGTTGGCTTCACCTCCACCTGCCCCGACCAACCAGAGCCC